GCGCTTAGGCATGGGGGTTTTGCTGACGCGCTTCGCTTGTCCTAGCGCCCTCGCGTTGCTCGGTTGCTATCAGTCGCACATGGCAGAGGTAGCACACTGGCCCGGCTTTGGTGAGTTGATCACCGTATTTGGTTGAGAGGTTTTGTTCACCGCACTCGCGGCAGGTTCCGATGTCGTTTACTGGTGTGTAGCTGCATTTGATTGTCATGCTGTCAGGCTAGTTAGGCAGAGTGCCCCCGGGCTCCATCCCGACCGTTGGTTAAGCACGGTTCACACTCGCCACGCAATGGATCTGTTTGCATGGGCTGCCCTGCCCTTCTGATGGGCGAACTGATGATGATGAGTCACCGAGGATTTGCACCTGCATCAGGTCACGCGGCCTGAACGCACCAATGTGATTGGCGTACTTTAGTTTTTCCAAGCTGTGATTACAGCCGAAGCCTCCTGCTTAGATAGTTCGTCAAACTTAACGACCTCACGATTCAGCACATTGCCAATCTCACGCATTGTCTGGCTACCGGGCGTAAAGCCTCGGGTCTTAGCAAGCACTCGAATCATGCCAATTTGCTTCTCGGACGCTTTGCCAGGGCCTGCCTTCATGGGCACCACATTGGTTTGTGGTTCGCCTGTAAATGGGTCTGGGATGGGTTCGCCATCTGGGTAGCGCGCTACTTCGGTGCGTGGCTCTTGCCGGGCGAGCACTTCTTGCTTGCTAGCCATTTTGTGATCAATGCCGAAGCCCATCATGCCTAATGCTCGACCTAGGGCCGATGTGCTGGCGTTCATTTGTTCGCTGTCGCGTGTGTATGGCGTTGTGCCAGGGAATGGTTCCCAGCAGAACGCAATCGTCGGTAGTTGATCGTCTTTGTCACGCCAGACGGTGCAGCGAATCTCAATGTAAAGCTTGTCATTGACTTCGCGGAACGTCGGTTGTGATTCTTGGATGCGCAGGTCAGGGTATTTCTCAAGCGCCATTCGTAGGCGTGTTGGCACATCAACGTAGTTGTCCAGATTGAAGCTCATTTGCTGCCCTTCTTCTTGAAGCCTGATGCCTGCTCCTCGAGCAGGCACATCAGTTCGTACCATTCCGCTACTGGCATTACTGCCATCCACTCACCCACATCGGTGATACCAGGCCGCTTGGCAACGATGACACCTGTCCAGGCATTGGCGTTGGTGATTTGTGCGCGCAGTTGCTCAAAGTAGCCATGCCATGAGTGCGCTTTGCGGTCTTTGACCTCAATGACGATGCCAGGCCAGCCGGCAACGTCACCACGGTCTTTGTGTGTACCTGCTTGGATACGGTCGGCATTGATGCCACGCTCACGCAGCCACTTAACAACAGCCAGTTCGGCTGCATGACCTTTACGTTTCTGTGGGCTCGTCACGGTAAATACCCATGTCTCCTACCACGTGCAATGGAGCATCAAGCAGCTGATCACGTGCATCAGCCATGTGCAGACAGTTCAAGTAGCCAATCGCATCAACTAGCGAATCCTCGTGCATCTTTTCCTCGTCAAGCGACTTCATCAGCCGGGCAAGTTTGACGCACACCATAAACATGATGGCCTCTTGCACGGTCAGGTTGTGCTTGAAGTTGGTGAGACTGCCAAACAGCCTGCGTACTCGCGTGTAGTCGCTGAACGGATGACCGTATTGGGCCATCCGATCGCCTTTGGTGAGTTGCCACGCTCGATACGCGGCATCGCCCGGGTCAATGTTGCTGCTTGCCATTTTTGTCCTCCATGGTTCTTGCAAGATACCAAACGCATCCCACAAGGTATGCAGTCAGTATGCCTGCCACGATGTAATCAGCCCACGACATTGTCATACGTGCTCCAGTTCTGCCAGCCGTAGTTGGTTGCGATGTGCCAAGCGACCCACATGTTTGTTAGTGGGTCAAAGAGCTCAGCGCAATCATCAATCATGCCTTTGGCCTGCAAATAGCCTTCCGGCCAGTACTTGTTCGGTTGGCACCACGTTGGCGTGTGAATCTGCATCAGGCCAAAGCTTTGTCCATTGTCCCCAATGGCGTTGGGTAGGCAGCCGGACTCGAGCTCAGCGACCTGTAGCGCTACCCATAGGTCATTAAGCACGAAGCCTGCGCGTAGGGCCGTATCGGCCCATTCTCGGCAGCCTGGGCCTGTGTATGGGGGCATGGTCGTAACGACGCTCCTATCGCTTCCTGACGCGTCTGCTGGGCTGTCCAAGCCCACCGTGCCCGTAAGGGGAGCCGTATGCACGGTGGACTCGGACACCAGACCCATGGTGTCTGTCGCAGGATCTGTGGTTGCCAGCAGGGTCACACCAAATAGCCCGGACAGAGCCAAGGCAATTACACCGATGAGATTCATGCGACGCTCGGATGTTCCGGGTCGATGCGTGGCTGATGGGTCAGCTTTGATGGTTCGCTCCAATCCTCGTCAGCGTTGAATCGGTAACGCAGCTGGGCCTTTACGACCTCGCCTTCAGCGTTCCTGAACACTACCAAGTGGAATTGTTGCGCTGTCTCTGCACAAAGCCCGGTTAGGACTTCGTAGGTAATCAGGTTGTGTGTCATGTGTAGGCCCCTCCAGAGCCTGTTTTGACCTTAGCGCCTTTTGCGCCGCTTGTGGGGGATTTGCAATCTTTCTACTTTTTGCACCATTCCCCACGGTATGAGCAGCACATTGTCAGCGCCTTGATCGGTCGTACTTGTCTGGATTAGCACGCAATGGCGCTTGTGCCTAATCAGCGTGCCGATGGATACGCAGACACATGGCGAGTCATCAATGTCTGACAGTTGGTGCCATTCGTTGTTGTCCAGGCTGTGCGCGTCATGCCACGTCACACGGACTAACTGCCGATCTAGTCGAGCCATACCACGTACTCCGCCGCTACTCGGCCCTTGTCTGGATCAACGAAGTGCAGGCGCTGGCTTGGTATTCCGGTTGCTGCCACGAACTCGCGTGCGTATTCGTTGTGCGATTCAGGCGAGCCAGTCACAAAGATGCGACCACCATTGCTCATAGTCAAGCTCATGGGCGTATGCCAGTGGCCCATGTAGCAATCGTCAAAGTGCTCAATCACTCCACCGGCCCAAGCATTGACCTTGCGCAGGATGCCGAAGGCTGGCGTGTTACCGCCAAAGCTCTTAATTTCGTCACCGTGCACCAGCAGGGCCGTGTAGTTGCCAATCTTCACAATTTGATACCAAGCGTCCGAGCTTTGCCAATCCTTGACTAGGTTCCCGACCTTGCTGCGTGCAATTTCGTAGCTGATTCGGTCGATGTTGTCACCTTTGGGCATTTCGCCATAGCGACCAATGCGACCGTGGTTGCCGTATTCGCATACAACGCGCACCGACTCAAAGTTGTTAGCGAGAGTGCTAACAGTTTTGCTAATCAGCCTTGACACCTCAAATAGTTGCTCATAGAGGTAACTATCTACTTCGTAGGACTGCCCTGGGAAGATGCCCATGCCTTCAACCATGTCACCGCCAAGCATGAGCACTGCCTCGCGTACCGGGTGGTGCTTGCGTTGAATGTCCGTGATGTGGACAACTTTGTCAATGAAGCGATCAATGCGCTGACCGCACGTTTCCGAGCCATAGGACACACTTTTTTTGCCGAGCTGCCAATCGGTGCAATGAATGACCGCAACCTCGGGCTTGCCTTTGCGTGTGTCTTTTTTCGGTGGGCTGACCTTGACCGGTGGCGTGCCCAGGCTGGCATCTTTAGCGGCCTGATACACAGCCTGCACCAGCTCATCATTCTTGACCTTGAGTTTGGCGTACTGCTGCTGGGAACGCTTTAGCGCCTCACGCAGCTGCTCGAGCGTCTGCTCCTGGGCAATCTCGTTACTTAGCGACATGCTTGTTCCTAAAGCGTGCAATCAGATTCGCGTCAGCCTTGAAGCCATGCTTGGTAAGTAGCCCGGCTACGGCCTGACTGCTGTACTGCTGGTCGTAAATGATTTCGTACCATTCCTCGCCGTTGGGCTGAGCATCAAGCCAAACAGTTAGGTCTGCCAACCTATTTTGTTTGATTCTTATTTCGTCGCGTAACGCCATTGTCGTGATCCTCCAAGTGATTGTCAATCTTGCGTTCCACCCTAGCCAAGATTCGACGCACGTACTGGTGATCGTCAGCGTTTTCTTTGCGTGCACGTTCAATGAGTACAGCCGGTAGGACAGCTGCGCAGATGATGGCAATACCGCTAATCAGCGCTACGTAGATTTCGGTCGGCATGCAGGCTCACAAACTGCTGCACTTTCAAGGGTACTTTGTCCCCTACGTAATACCGAATGTGCCATGCCTCGCTTTGCAATTCCCAACAGAATCCGTACCAATCACAATTAGCAAGCATCCACTCGAGCCGATCACCGCTGGCCTCTGACACATCAACTGCCAGGCCGAGATTGTGCGTGGATGAGCCAGGAGTTGCCATCGGTGCCATACCAGGCTTCAGGTAGTACTTCACGCCTTTGTATGTGCGTACCGATGTCGTTGCAATCGGTGCCGTCGTGTAGCGAGCAAGAAAGCCACGTTCCTGCACCTCGAGGCTTCGATACGTGTCGGCTGTGCTGGTGGGCTTAAACGGCCTGATTCCGTCAGCGTGCGCAGCTTTGCGCATCGCCTCCCATGCCTGGGCTGCTAATGGGTGCAGCTGCCCATAGGGACGGATTGGCTTGAGCAGGTATGCAGGTAACTTGCCGGGCTGTACGCCACGTAAATCAGCCGGTAGCACTACTGGCTTGACCAGGTATTTCACTTGCGACCGTACCGCGTGTCTTTAGTGTTTGCCCAGGCGTAGATCATTGGCAGCACTGCGGCGAGCCCGGTCTTTAGCGCGTTTGTTAGATCGTAATTTCCGGTCATAAATACGGCGGCGCTTCCAGCGACGAAAGCTTTCAACCAATCTTCGAGTATTGGTGCCCACTTCATTCGGCCTCCTCTGACACAAAGTTAGTGCCATTCCATGTATCGCCAATGCCTGCGTATTTACCTCGGAAATTAGCGTGATAGGACGTTTGCAACCATTCGCCAGGCAGGCCGAGTGATGCAATGAACGCCTGGCCGATTGGTTCTGATTCAGGAAAGTCGCCGCCACCGCAGTCGTCGTTTGAGATAACAATTACCTGCTGAACGAATCCGTTTTCAATTCTTGCAAAATGTGCCATAGTTAAGCCTTAAACCTTATGTATACGATTCCTGAGCCGCCCGATCCACCGGCAGCGCTGCAGCCTCCGCCGCCGCCCGAAGCCGTGTTCGCTGCTGCGCTTCCTCCGGCGACATTTGTTCCGCCACCGGCTCCTCCGATCGAACTACCTCCGGCTCCTCCAGTAGCTCCGGCTCCGCCGCCTCCGCCGCCCTTTAGGAGTGCGCCTCCGGCGATGAAGGCGCTCACGTCATAGCCTGCTCCGCCTGCTCCTCCGGTCGTGCCTGAGAAGTTTCCTCCGACTGCGGTACTTCCGCCGCCTCCGCCGGAGCCTTGCGAGTTCACGGTTGAGGCGTTGCCTCCGGCGAATCCGCTAATGGATGGAGCCATTGAGACTGCTCCTATTGTCGTGTTGCCGCCGTCGTCATTCTGGCCTCCGCCGCCGCTTCCTCCCATGCTTGGCGGCTTATTGCCGACTCCTGACTGATGGAATCCGCCGTGCCCACCGCCGGCGACAGATAGGTCGCGGGCAGTGTTTCCGATACTTGATGAACTGCCACTTGAAGGACGTGAGGCACTAGCCGCCCCACCGCCGCCAATCGTGATCGTCTGATTAGCGTTAAGATAGATGGTCGTCTGAGCTACGCCTCCGGCTCCGCCGCCGCCGCCTGGATAAACAGTCGTCCCAGAACCTCCACCGGCTCCGCCACCACTAAAAGCGAGAACGTCAAACAGTCCAGCCTTCGTCACCGTCAAAGTACCTGACGAAGTAAAAGTCAGCAGCGTGTAATTGACACCACCCACGGTGATGCTGCTTGACGTACCGCCGGTGGCTACACCGTAACCTATACCGCCGCTAGGAAAAAAAGCGAAAGTTGACGCCGACAGAGCTACAAGGGTGCCGCCTCCGTATTGCGCCAAAGCAAGTGAGCCAGAAGTGTTAATCGTTACGCCTGCACCAGCCGTAATGGTCGATGTGCCAGCGCCTTTATTTGCGATAAAGATTGTGTCACCAGTCGTGAACACTGAGTTATTGACAGTGATGGTCGTTGCGCCTGCATTGTTCATGATGACGCGCTTGCCAGCGTCACCGACGACCAGCACATAGCTTGCTGTCTGATCGTTGATTGGCAGGTTTGTAATGTCGTTAAGTTGCTGCGCTGTGAGCACTGCCCCGGATACGAATGGAAATGGCGTGGTCATGGTTTCATCATCCTAATACGTTCGTGCCGTCAAGTTGTCCGTACACAGCGTCATCCAGAATTAGCTGGAATACCACGGTCGTTGGGGCCGTGTAGTAGGTAATGCGATGACCGCTAGCAAAATCAATGCGGCCCTCAATGCCCTCAACGCTCAACTCCGAGGTCAAACTAGCTATGCCAGTCACATCCTTGGTAATCGTGATGGTGTCACCAATGTCCACGGTCGCAGCCAAGCCACGCTCCACATCGGTCAGCAACGCAAAATTGGTGCTAACAGCCGTGTACCTCGGTGCAGGCTCAGGCTCCAGCAGATAGTCAGCCAGGTCATCAATCTCGCCTTGATCGTGTAGCAGACTGTTGGTGATTGACTGCGATTGAATGAAGTACGTGGCTTGGCTGGTCAAATCCTCAGCTGTGGCGTTTTTGCCGTCCAACGCTTGCACGTAAGCACGATTAAGCACGCCATCAGCGTCAAACTCAATTTCCACTTCGTCGTACTTGGTATTCGTGCCTTGATCCGAGAACACGATGACTGGGCTGCTTAGCGTGGCTCCGATGCGTGGCTGGAATGTCAGTACGCCTGCTCGACTCATAAACACTCGGCCTTGCTCAGCCTGGTTGATTTGCGTTATGTAGCCAAGAGTGTTTGTACCGGCTGCCACGTTGTAGGAACTGTCGTGACCGAGATTGACGGTGCCGGTATCAATGTTGGTTGAACCTGTGTAATTCACTTCGGGCAGTGCTAGAACGGTGGTAATGCGTTGGCCCGAGGTTTCCGCACTCGGGTTAAACGCAGCCAACTGGGTTTGTGACAGCAAATAGAAGTCATCAGCGCACGTGACCTGCACGGCGTTAGGGCCAGCCAACGCGAACTCGTAGTTGTAGGCGATGACGTAGCCCACAAACAGATACTCGGATGCTCGGCTGAGTCGTACTCGACGCATAGGCGCTAGCCCAGGTTTGTCGTTGGCTGGGTCGTAATAAGGGCTGGCAGTGTCGTACGGCCCGAGTATGCCTGTCTCATCGGTCATACGGAAGCTCATAGTGCCTGCACCGAACTGATCGTCAATGTTGCGACGGCCTCGCCGGTACGCCACCTCGGTCACATACTCCGTGATGTCTGCGTAAGTCGTATTAGGGCCGAGCGTGTAGGTCGTATTGTTCAGCACGCCCTTGGTTGCGTCATCCAGCCGAAATGAGTTGTAGTCAAAGCCTGTGTCAAGCTCGAGCAGGTAGCTACCTGATTGGACAACTGAAGCAGCCATGGCTACGCAATCTGAACGTCAAGTGGGCCGCTGCGACGGTTGTACTGTTTCAGCGCGTTCACGATGGTGTCACCTAGGCGCTCGTCAGCCACGGTGCTGTTAATGGTGATGTTAATTGGTTGGTTGGCTGCGTTGCCCAAAAAGCCAGCAAGGCTCTCGTTGGTAATCCCTGCGTTAAGCCCGAAAAGGCCTTGTGTGCTTTCTACGGCAACAGCCATACCACCGCCACCCATACCGAGTCCACCACCACCGCCGCCACCGTTACCACCTACACCGCCGCCTCCACCGCCGGTCGGAGCAGGCAATGACACGCCAGCCATTGCTGGGATGCTTGGCAGCTGAATCATGCGCTCCACTCGATCAGGGCCAGCCGTGACTGGGGCGCTGCCACTAGCTGTGCTACCGCCTCCGCCTCCCATGCTGAAACGCGGCAAATTAATGTCGCTAAGTTCACCGATGTTGACACCGGGCAGCAGGTTCAGGCCGCGAATGACCAGGTTGATCATGCTGACGTAACTGTTGGCGATGCTCTCAAATACGCCAATGATGAAGTTGCCCATCGTCTTAAACGCATTGGTGACGCTGCCGGTCTTAGCGACCAGCACACCGAAGCCTGCAACTAACAGCGCTACAGCTGTTACGACCAGGCCGATTGGGTTGGCAGCCATAGCAAGGTTCAACGCCAGCTGCGTGACCGTAATGACCTTCATAACTGCGTTCAAGGCAAGGATTGCACCTGCCAGCGAGCCAACGACCGCCATGACCGCCAGCACCTTGTCGGTGTTGTTTTGTACGTACACAGCGAACTTTTGCAGTACTGGCAGTAGGCGCTCAAGGATGGGCAGGAACGCTGCGCCGATGGATTCCTTGGTTTCGCCAATGGTGAGCGATAGGCGCTTCATCTGACCTTCAGCGCTGTTGGCAGCCACGGCTGCCGATCCACCGACCGTGCCAGCCACAGCAGCAAATACCTCGTCCAGTGACGCGCCTTCTTTGATAAGGCTGCGTACTGACGGCAGCAACGTGCCTAGGGCCTTTGTATTGCCTCCGTAAGCCTTGGCAATGGCATCTGTGGCTGTGCCTAGATCAACGCCTGTGGCGGCTGCGATGTCGAGCGCCAGCGTCAAGCCATCTTGGGCTGATGTCATCTCGCCAGTCACCTGGACTAGCGATGCCAGCGCTGGGCGTAGCTCATCGTCAGCCACTGCGGCCTGCATCATCGTTTTTTCAATAAACGCCTCAGCGACCTTGACGTTGGCTTCCCCGGCGAGCGTGTTATTGGTGATTGCCTGGGCGAGCAGCGCCTGTGCTTTGGCATCCTCGATGGCTGCCTTGGTTGCGTCACCGATAACGACAGCCAGGCCACCAATTGCAGCTGTAGCTGGTAAGGCAGCCTTCTTGAGAGCGAACTGGGCTTTAGCGCCAGCGCCCTCAAGGTTCTTGAACTCGGCAACGGCCTTACTAATGCCCTTGCCGTCAAACTCGCTAATGATTGGGATTGTTACAGCCATTAGCGAGTCAGTCTATTCGTCGTAGCCTTGTTGATTTTCTCAACGACATCCTCAAGGTTCTTATTGACCTGATCGGCGTTGCGCTCATACGAAG